TCAATTGTAGAAAGATATCCAACCGAACTTGAATCAGTATTAACAGGAAATTCTTTCTTGTATGATCATGATAAATTTTATGATGAATTATATGAATATTTTGTTACTGGTGCAGGTAGAGGCGAGATGCCATATGGTGTTGCAAAAGCTCGAGACGGAGATCCTGACCAATGGATTGCTGAATATTTAGAACAAGAATATGGTCGTGAATATGGTCTTGGTCATAGCAATTCTGAGTCAATGGATGGAGATTTTGACTCTGCTATGGCTTCAGCAGGGCACGGTACGGATGAAGATTATGGTTACTATGGTGAAGGTAAATCACATAGTTGTGCAACTCATGTTGAACACAAAGAATTTGGAAAAGGTCAATGTATTCCTACTCAACATTCATTGATTGAAACTGATAATGGCGAGTATAAAGTTACCCATTATGATATTAAATTTGGTTCAGGTATTAAGAAAAATGTACCTGTCGAAAAATTAAAGATTATAAAAGAATCACATCATAAACATAAAAAAGCCAAAGTAGTTGAAGAGAACAAAGAACCAAAGACATTCAGAGAGCATTTAGATATGGTAAGAGAAGATTGGGAGACAACAAGAAAAAGTTAAAAAAAGTTAAAAAAAGACTTGACTTTGATAAATAGATTTGTTATAATAAGTACATGAAGAAATATGTCATGTACACTAGGCTAATAAAAGAATAGTAATTTAGGCATATACAACTAGGCTAATATAGGAGAAATAATGGCTACACTAGCAGAAATACGAGCAAAGCTCTTGGAAAAAGAGCAACGCACAGGCGGAAACTATCAATCTGATAACGCAATTTACGCCTTTTGGAACATCCCAGATAATTCCACAACAACACTAAGATTTTTACCAGATTCCGACGACACTAATACGTTCTTTTGGAAAGAGCGTCAGATGATTCGTTTGGCATTTCCTGGTATTAAAGGACAAGACGAGTCGCGTAGTGTGACAGTCCAAGTTCCTTGTGTAGAGATGTGGGGCGATCCATGTCCTGTACATGCAGAAATTCGTCCTTGGTTTAAAGATCCAAGTCTCGAAGACGAAGGTCGCAAGTATTGGAAAAAACGATCTTATATCTTTCAAGGATTTGTTATTGACAATCCTATGAGCGATGACCAACTACCAGAAAATCCAATTCGCAGGTTTATTATAAATCCGTCTATATACAAGATTATTTCAGCGGCACTAATGGATCCTGATTTTCCGGAAATTCCAACTGATTATGAAGGAGGAACCGACTTCAAACTCACAAAAACACAAAAAGGTCAGTATGCGGATTATTCAACATCTAACTGGGCTCGTCGAGAGCGTAGTTTAGATCAAACTGAACGAGATGCAATCCAAACACATGGATTGTTTAATTTAAATGATTATATGCCAAAACGGCCAAACAATGATGAGGTTAAAATTATCTTTGAAATGTTTGAATCATCTGTAGCAGGAGAACTATATGATCCAGAGCGTTTTGGTTCGTATTATACTCCACAGGGTGTACAGCTGACAAATAGACCAGCACCTAGCGGCCCGTCGCAGGTTTCAAAAACACCCGAACCAGTTGTTGCAGAAACAACAACAACTCCTACCGAAGAGAAAGTTGAAACTGAAACCGAAGGTGGAGAAAAACCTTCAGCGGATCAAATTCTTAAAATGATTCGTGAGCGCAAAGCTCAATAATTTTATATAAGGGGGACATCAGTCCCCCTTTACTTTCACTTCAGAGGAAATAAATGAAACCATTTGATATATCAAAATTTAGAAGAAGTATTACAAAAGCAGTCCCAGGAATGTCCGCAGGATTTCACGACCCCGTAGATTGGATTAGTACTGGTAATTATGCACTTAATTTTTTAATTTCAGGCGATTTTAATAAAGGTATACCTTTGGGGAGGGTTACATGTCTTGCTGGTGAAAGCGGAAGCGGAAAAAGTTTCATTGCCAGTGGAAACTTGGTGCGTCATGCCCAACAGCAAGACATCCTCCCTATTATATTAGATTCAGAAAATGCCCTTGATTCGGATTGGTTATCTGCGTTGGATGTAGATATTTCAGAAGATAAATTGTTACGATTTGGCGTATCAATGGTAGACGAAGTTGCAAAATTTATTAGTGAGTTTATGAAAGGCTACCGAGAACAATATGCAGATGTAGAATACGAAGAACGACAAAAAGTTCTGTTTGTAGTAGATTCGTTAGGTATGCTACTTACTCCTACTGATAAAGATCAATTCGAAAGAGGCGACATGAAGGGAGACATGGGTCGTAAGCCAAAGGCATTAACGGCCCTTGTTCGTAATAGTGTTAATTTGCTTGCAGGTAATCCTGTAGGCTTAATTGTAACAAACCATACTTATGCATCACAAGACATGTTTGATCCTGATGATAAAATCAGTGGAGGACAAGGTTTTATATATGCTTCAAGTATTGTTGTTGCAATGAAAAAACTTAAACTTAAAGAAGACGAAGAAGGTAATAAAATAACAGATATACGAGGTATACGAGCGGCTTGCAAAGTAATGAAAACACGTTTTGCAAAACCATTTGAAAGTGTACAAATTAAAATACCATATGATACTGGCATGGATCCGTATAGCGGTTGTTTAGATTTGTTTGAAAAAGCAGGTGTTATAGTTAAAGAAGGTAATAAATTAAAATATACAACTGCAAAGGGTGAAGAAATAAAAGAATTCCGCAAGGGATGGAGTCATGAAAACTTGCAAAAAGTTATAGATGACTTCAAAGAAAACGGTGCTCCTCTGGTAAATAACGATGATGTTATATCAGAGGAGGTAATTGATGAAAATGAGTGAACAGGAAGTCCATTTGATTCACGATTTATGGGATGTAGTAAAATCTTATTCTTCAAATAAAGATCATGAGATCGTATGCGAAGAGTTATTTGAAAAATTTGATAATAACGGATTTGTTATAGAAGATAATGTAAGAGAATTAACAGGCTATGACGGCACAATGGACAAAGTATTAGCAAATATGTATGGTGAAGAAGAAGAAGACGAAGATTATTTAGATGGCGAGGACCCCGAAACATATGATTACTGATGAGTACATGGTATAGAAAAATACAAGAAGACTTAGGCGAACTAGTCAACTGCATACCTGCGTTTGAAGCAATACTCGATGAAGCAAGAGTAGAATGTAGTATGAAAGGTAACCTAGAACGGATATCTAGAGAAATGCCCGGTATAGTTGAACATAGATTTAATCAGTTACAAGAAATAGAAGCAATATTAGAACATCTTAATATTGAACTTCGTAAAAAACGGTCCCACATTTTTAGAAAATTCACAGAACATTATAATAAAGCATTAAGTTCAAGAGATGCTGAAAAATATGTTGATGGGGAGGATGAAATAGCCGACTTTCAACATTTAATTAATGAATTTGCATTATTGCGAAATAGGTTTCATGGCCTTATAAAAGCACTTGATGCAAAACAATTTCAAATTAATAATATAGTAAAATTGCGAGTAGCAGGATTGGAGGATATAGGGTTGTGAGTAGTACAGCAGATTGGTGGTATACAGTTCGCCTACCTGAACTAGAAGCAGAAGAAAAAATTAAAAAAGAGAAAGAAAATTCTAAGAATCTGGTAGAAATGGTAGAAGAAATGAAGAAAATGAGAGAAAAAAAGCCAAAATATGAAAAAAAAGGTTGACCTTTGAGGCGTAAGGTGGTATAATAGTAGTATGATGAATAAGAAAGTAAACATTAACCCTAAGCAAGGATACGCCATGCTAGTAAATGCAAAAGTACATTCCGGTGAATATGGAGGAAAACCAGTTAATGATTTAATTTTTCCGTTAGTTAAAGGATATGCAGTAGGCAAAAACGGAGGCTTTATTACAGTAGATGGAGCCCATGTTCCAGGTTTTCCAGACCGTGAAATCCGCATTAAGCTCGTTAGCAAGAACGATTACGAAGTTGTTAATTCCTTCCAAGCTCAAGTACAAGAGAATTCAAAAGAAGAAACAGTTAAAGTTCCGGTAACAGTTAAACAAGAAAAGACCGATGAAGAAAGGTTGTCCGAAATCCGCGAGCGTTTTGAGATTTTGGATGAGATGACCCAAGCCTCGATAGATGGTGTTGTACGAGGAATGATA